TTTTGATAATGTTATTGTTTTTAAACCTGAATTTCCTGATTCTCCTCATAGTGAAGAGGATCACGAATTCATAGCGACTTTTGATGGTAAATTAAAAGAATTAATGAAAAGAGAAACGAATGCCAGCGGTAACTAGAATAGGGGATGCGGATGTTGCTCATTGTAGCGGTATGACTCGGGCCCAGGGTTCAGGTAATGTATTTGCAAACGGCATAGCAGTCTCTAGACAAGGTGATAATAATACAGGTCATCTATTACCTGGTGTTCCTTGTCCTTCCCATTCAGCACCGATTGCTTCAGGCAGTTCATCTGTTTTTGTAAATAATAAAGGGTGTGGTCGTGTTGGTGATAGTGTATCTGGTTGCACATCTGTTGCCGCAGGTTCACCTAATGTATTCGCAGGAGGATAGTATGACAGACGCAATATGGACAGTACAGGATAATGATGTTTTCGTTTCACTAAAAAGCGATCAACAAATCAATATTGATCTACCCATACAAACAGAAAATGTTACAAATGATTTAGAGGCATTTTTAAATACTCATAGAACAGTAGGTAGTACAATCTATGTTGATATGGATAATACTATTGCTGGGTTTAATATAAAACTTGCCCAATTATATGGTGTAGATAATCTTCTAAACGCTGATACAACAACTACATCTATTCCAACACAAATAGCAAATAATTCACCTGGGTTTTTTCAAAACTTATCTGTATTACCCCAAGCAATCAATAACGCAAATGGTAAGGGTCTTTTAGACTTAGTAAAATCGATACATGGTAGTTATTCGATATTAACAACTGACACCACATCAACCACATTAAACAATGAGAAAATATCGTGGGTTAATAGTAATCTATCAACTTTTCCACCGACAGGTAGTGTTAACTTTGCGACTAGTTTTAATAAAGGTCCTTATGGTAACTCAAATACAATATTAATTGATGATTCTCCTAGTTATATTGCCCAGTTCAAGGCGGCTGGTGGTCAGGCGTTCAGATATATTTACACTACTTTAGAATCAGGTAGTTTACCCGCCGGACTAAGTCTAGTCAATAATAGAATTGAAGGTACGGTGCCATCAGTATCAACCGACACAACATACACATTTACAATAAGATTGCATTATAATTCAGGATATGTAGATAGAATATTGAAAATGGCTGTGAATACCAATATAAATAGAAGTATGGCATATGATTACACTAACTCGACCGGAGACACTACAGATAGAAATACTAAAGTCTGGAAAGATTTAAATTTAAACTTTACTAAGAATCCGGTGACGAATGATATAATTAAAATTACAGGTGTTAATGCCGTAAAACGAAGTGTTAGAAATTTGATTAATACAAATCACTATGAAAAACCTTTTCATCCAGAAATTGGATCTGGTATAAGAGACTTGTTATTTGAAAACATGACACCTCTTACAGAAATTTTCTTATCAAAGAAGATTGAGGAAGTTTTAGTTAATTATGAACCAAGGGTGAGATTAATACAATGTCTAGTTACAGGACAACCTGAACAGAACTCATATAATATATTGATAGAATTTTATGTTGTTAATCATCCTGAACCGGTTGTAATTGACACATTTTTAGAAAGACTAAGATAAATGGCAACAACAACAAGCACTACTGAAACAAAAAAATTACAGGTTACTGAATTAGACTTCGACCAGATAAAACTTAATTTAAAAATGTTTTTAAAAAATCAATCAGAATTTGCTGATTATGATTTTGAAGGTTCTGGTATGTCAGTTCTACTTGACTTACTTGCCTACAATACACACTATCTAGGTTTTAATGCAAACATGGCAGCTAATGAAACTTTTTTAGACTCTGCCGAGTTAAGATCAAGTGTTGTATCATTAGCAAAAATGTTAGGATACACACCATCATCTTGCACAACACCAAAAGCTATAATAGATTTATCACTTACTAACGCTACAGGTGCTTCAGTTACAATGCCAGCAGGAACAAAGTTCACAACAACTCTTGATAGTAGTGAATATACATATGTAACCAATTCAGATAAAACAATCACACCGACCGATGGTGTTTACAAATTTTCAAATTTAGATATTTTCGAAGGTACTAGAGTTACCTTTCAGTACACGATTGATTCGTCAAATGAAGAGCAGAGATATATGATTCCTAATGCTAATGTTGATATCGAAACATTAACTGTTTTAGTTCAAAATTCTATTTCAGATGTAACAAGTTTTGCATACACAAAAGCAAATTCTCAAATAGGAGTTGCTGCAACTAGTAAAGTTTATTTTACTCAAGAGACTGATGATGGAAAATTTGAAATTTATTTTGGTGATGGTGTAACCGGTTTCAAACCGTCTGATGGTAATATAATTAAACTTACATATATTGTAACTAATAAATCGGCTTCAAATGGTGCTAATGTATTTACCTTATCAGGAACAGTAGGTGGGTTTTCTGGTCCAACTGTAACAATTTCTAAATCTTCTGGTGGTACAGACGCTGAAACAATTCCATCAATTAAGTTAAATGCACCTTTACAATTTTCTGCTCAAGATAGAGCGGTTACTGCTGCTGACTATAAAACACTAGTAAAACAAATTTACCCGGCTGCTTCTGCAATTCAAGTATGGGGTGGTGAAGATAATGCTGTACCTGCTTATGGTAGAGTTTACATATCTGTCAAGGCTGCTGATGGTGTAACCTTAACATCTTCGGTCAAAGCAAGTATTCAAACACAATTAGAAGATTACGCTGTTGCTTCAGTTAGACCTGTGATAATAGATCCTGAAACAACTTATATAACTTTAAAAACTACATTTAAATATGACAGTACTCTAACTGTTGAGGATGCCACAACCCTCGCAAGTAAGATACAAACTATTATTGCAAATTATAGTAAAAACAATTTAAATACTTTTGTAGGTGTGTTTAGACATTCTGCATTAACAGGATTAATTGACGCCGTTGATAGTTCTGTTCTAAGTAACATAACAACTGTTCAAATGTATCAAGAGTTTAAACCTCTAGTCACATCTTTGTCATCACAAGCGTACACAATATCATTTAATAATGCAATTTACAATCCACACACCGGACATAGTTCCGCTGTTGGTGTAGTTCAGTCAACTGGATTTCAATTAGACGGTAATACAGCAAGAGAATATTTTTTCAATGATGATGGTTCTGGTAATATCAGACTTTACTATCTAGTATCTGGTGTTAAGACTTATGAAAATAATACTTGGGGAACAGTTAACTATATAAATGGTGAAGTTAAAATAGCTTCGGCAATTATAACTGCTGTATCAAATGTAGATGGTGCTACTACAACTAAAATTAGAGTAACAATAAAACCTAGTTCAAATGATATTGCACCAGTACGAGGACAGATTTTAAGTGTTGACACAGCAAACTCTTCAATAACTGGAGAAGTGGATACAATAGCTTCTGGTTCTGGTTCTTCTGGCGTTGGATATACAACAACAACTTCATATTAAAAAATGGAAAACTATTTCACCCTAAAAGAAAAGATATCTTCGCTTATAGGACAACAATCTCCGGAGCACGTTCAAGCAGAACATCCTGGTTTTACAGAATTTGTTAAGTCATATTTTATCTTTTTAGAAAGTGGTGAAATACAAATCACTAATATTTCTGAGCAAGATGAAATATTATTAGAAACAGAAAACTCATTATTAAACAATAAATTAATAAACGAAGATAATTCAACACCATTATTAGAGAGTCAAAGTTTTGCTTCCAGTTTTACTCTAGGTGAGATAATCACAGGATCAATTTCAGGTGCAAAATCTACAATTTTAAGTACAGATATTCCTAATTTCAAACTATTCATATCAGCTAACTCTAGATTTATAACCGGCGAAACTATAACAGGAACTAATTCGGGTGCAACCGCAACTGTTAGTAGATATAGAGGAAATCCTGTTCAGAATATTCAACAGTTTATAAACTTAGCTGATTCAGATAAAACTATTAACGACTTTTTATCTTCAATGCGAAAATCGTTTATGTCTGGTATAACTGAAAATTTATATACAGATGTTGATAAAAGAAAAGCGATTAAAAACATTAAAGGTATGTACAGAGCAAAGGGTACAGCAAAAGCTAATAAACTTTTCTTTCAAATGTTATTTAATGAGACGCCTGACATTTATTACCCTAATAGAGATATATTAAAACCGTCAATAGGTAAATTTTCAAGTAAAAGTGTTTTACGAGTTATACAGTCCTCTGGTAATATACTTAACTTAACAGGTCAAACTATAACAATGACAAGTGGTACTGATATTGCCACTGCTCTTGTAGAAAATGTAACTGCTTTTGGTATTGGCGCCGTATTCTTATATGAACTAGAATTAAATACGGAAACAATAGTAGGTACATTTTTAGATGAGGCAACCATTGTGGGTGTTGATAACACCGATCAAACACAGGTTGCAAAGGGTACAATTAAAGAGATTTTAGAAAGTGTTGAAGTCGTAAATGATGGTCATTTATATACAACTGATAGTACAGTCACCTTATCCGGTGGTGGTGGCGCTGGCGCTACTGCATTAATTGAAGAAGTTGGATTAGGCGGTCTTGATGAAATAATTGTTTCTAATGGTGGTGCAAACTATGTTGTTGGAGATAAATTAACATTTAATTATACTACTTCAGGTGGTGCAAGTGCTGAGGCGATTGTTGCCCTTGTAAACGGAGGATTTAATCTAAATGAAGGAAGTACATCTACAACAGAAACAGAAAGTCATATTGTTTTAGAAGATGGTACACAGGCCGGTGATCCTTATAGTGGAAATAAAATGGTTCAAGAGGATGCAACTACAGGTACTGGAGCAATTACCGATATAAGAGTTACACGATCAGGACAAGGTATGAAATCTTTACCAACTGCTACGGTAACAAGTGATAGTGGTTCAGGTGCCGTTGTTAAAACATATGGTAAAGAAATAGGAAGAATTAAAAAATTTCAAATATTAGATCAAGGTATTAATTACTCATCATCACCAAGTGTAGTATTAAATGGTAATGCTGTTTACAAAACATTAACGGGAACAGTTTCAGCTTCTGAAACATTTAGTGGTAGTGGTAGTACAACTGGAACTTTAAAATCTATTGATACAGACACAAATGTAGTTTCATTCACAACTGCAACCGGTACTGTAGTCTCTGGACAAACTTTAACATTTTCTGGTTCAGGAACTATAGTGGTTAATAAAGTAGATCAAGGAACTGCAACTGCAACTATTAATACTAAAGTTCAAACTACAGGTAAATTTACAACTGAAGATGGTTTTGTTTCTGAAAAAGATAAACGAGTTCAAGATAGTATATATTATCAAGATTATTCGTATGTTGTAAAAGTAGGTGAGAGTATCACAAAATGGAGAGATTATATTAAGAAGGCAATTCATCCATCTGGGTTTCAAGTTAGTGGTCTTGTTAGAATTCAAAATAGAGTTAGTGGTCAAATTTCTGTACCTGTCGAAGGTATTGTATCAGGAATTTTAGATACACCTTTATTCTCAACTTACAAATTCTTATTTGCTACTGTATTTGGTAGACGAGCAGGAACACTTACTGATGGTACAAGTTTACGAGCAAGTATTCCTGTAGGTAATGATGATAACACTACACATACTCCAGGCACTAGAGATGTTACCGTAAACAGAAAACTAACTGTAAAATTTATGGGTGATAGTGAAGATTTAGGGTTTAAAATTAACGGAACACTTAGAAAACATGGACACGCATACGCTGGACCTAGACTTAAAAATGCATTTCAATTTGGATTGTATTCAGGGCCGTATAATGTTGGTACAGGAGTACCTGTTTCACAATGGGGAAACTATAAATTATCAGGAATGTTAGATAGTACTTTAAATGGTACTTCACTAACACTTGCACAATTAAATGATCCTGCAAATAATAGTAGAAGTTTAAGAACGAATATTGCGTTCCCAATCGAGTTTTCTAAAACAGTAGGAGATTTCTCTACAACCACTAGGACTTTTGATAGTTCTAATTCAACTTTTGATGAGGACGATCTAACTTAATCGTATAAATAGTTCTATGGCAAAACAATCAATCAATTTAGGATCAAGTGCAAATGACGGAGGAGGTACCACTCTTCGTGCTGGTGGTGATATAGTAAATGATAACTTTAATGAGTTATATACTGCATTAGGTAATGGTACTGCTTTACAAATCGCTTTAGGATCACCTTCTACTGGTGATGTATTAACATACAATGGTTCAATATTTACTACTGCGACACCTAGTACACTTGCAAACATTGTTGAAGATACAACACCACAACTT